GCTCGACTCGGTATAAAACACCTCGAGACCCTGGAGTAAGTCGATCCCGGCGTTTACTGAGCCTGGACCTTTGACCGCCGGCTCGACGTACCAGCCATCTTGACAGAGCTCCTCGATAGATTTCATTTCAGCACTATCGCCATAAATAAGATCTTGACCAGTCAGACCGAGATCCTCGAAACGCTTACTCAGTGAGTGATCTCCGACGTTAGTCAGTCCAGTCTCATACAGTAACTCTTTAAACCAGACTTTATTATTGTGAGTCTTACACGCAAGGAGAGCCGCTGGATCATTAGAAAATCCAAAGTCGAGACCATACGTCGTCGGGTACGGGAGAGCATCAAACTCAGCATCGCTGATAGTTTTCCAGTTTTTAAAGATACGACCTCGAGCTCCCTCGGATACGTACCCTCTGATCATATTCCAGTAATAGTCCGGACGAGTCTCTTTATATCGCTCAAAGTTTATAATCGATGACGGATTTACGTTAACGATATTCTCCTTGTATGTTGTCGAGATGACGACGGTATCAGTCAGCTCCGGCTTTTTAACAGCCTTATAAAATCCCTCGACCTCCGGGACGTCGATCAGATTAAAAAACCGCCGGATAATCCAGTGATTTTTTTCTGGAGGATTTAACATGAGTACGACCATAATGTCAGACTTGAGCGTACGGAGGGAGTCATCGAGTTGCATAAAATCCTCCTCAGCAATCTCGTCAGCCTCCTCGATGACGACGACGTTATAGTTAGACAGCGACTTGAGCTTACTCTTTTGATCGCTGGATGATTTTCTAAAACCGATCCCGACGACTTTATTTTTCTTATAGCTAAATCCCATCGGCGAGCCGTGTACCTCGTATCCCTCGAGACCGTCAGATCCATCCTCCTCGATCCGGTCGAGAGTATCCTGGAAAATACTATTTTTAATATCGCCATAAATAAAACGCATCATCGCACACCGGAAATACTTAGTCGTATCAAACAGACCAGTCTTTATCAGCTGAGATCCAGCGGTTGATCGACCAGCTGATCGTCCTCCCATTAAAACAAAATACCGGACTCCAGGCGGCGGTAAAAATAAATCCTTATAATGATGGTTAACTTTTTGCATCGTCAGTATCAGTTATATCCTCTGGATCGATGACGTGCACCTTAGTCGGATCGATCGGGACCGGCTCTTTTTGATCTGGATTACTAAAGTCCATAAAGATTATCCCATTATTATTCTCGACAACACCTCCGATCCCTAGCTTACCGAGACGAGTCTGTTTATGCTCTTTTTTATCGAGGTACTCTTTAGACGTATGGACAGATCCTCGGACTTTAATCGATATCGCTAAATTACGACGAGCATGATATCCGAGCTCCTCCTTACAGTGAGCGATCACGTCTTTAAAATGAGGATGTTTGTCGATAAAGTTCTGGAGCTGAGAGATACTGATACCGGCATAATAGCAAGCCTCTTTTTTACTACAGTCCATCCGGAAAGCGTCGATCAGTTTCTCGACTTTGTATTTATTAGCCCACCATCCGCCGGGAGTATTAAGAATAGGCACCGGCTCCGGGAGCTTAGGATCCTCGATCTGATACGCATAATAAGCCGGACGTCCGTACGTTGTCATCCCACCGGGAGCGAGCGGCGTACTATTGTGACGCCGTTTTTTATACGGTACCACTGGCTCGCCGTTTATGATTTTAGGCTTGCGACCGCTATATCCTTTTTGACTACTCATACAATCATATTATCACATAACAAAAAGAGCTCGGAGTTAAGTACTGGACTGAGACCGATCGGGAGCGACCCTTTCGTCATTTATGGTGATACACCGCCCATCATTTGATCAGACGAATAGTATCAACTTAAGATCAATCTTTTAACGGACTGACTCAGTTCGCCTCAGTGATATCTCCAGTACTTAACTCCGAGCTCTTACTCGGACTCTCTTAATTTTGAAAGGACATCATTCTCCTTAAGCATATCATCAGTGATCTCCGGTCCCGACAATTTATGGAGACCATCCAGTATCCCCCCCCCACTCATTACTCTCCTCCTCAGTTAGACGATCCATAAAGTGATCATCGATCCGGTAATCATCCCGATAATAAATATAACCAGGATAAGGATCTGAGCTTTAGTTTCGTTTGACATACCTAGATTTTAACAGATTTGATAAACCTCTCCATCACGTCAGCGATTACGTTTACCGTGACAGCATTACCGCACATCTTGTACCGCTGAGTATCACTGAGACCCTCAGTCCAGCCATCCGGAAAGCCCTGGAGTCGTTCGCACTCGGTGGGGGTTAGTTTTCGTATACCGTTTACAAATGGAACATGACCCCCGCCAGTGCCGAAAGCTGATTGAACTGTAGGTGCTACTTTGTCATACATTCTTGTTTCGTGCCTGGCAGAGTATTCAATAAGTTTGTCGGGAGAGATTTTAAAATCTTTTCCACTCTCTCCGATGAAAGGAAATACTTGGGGTCTACGTGTTCCTCGAGAATGTCCGACAATGAACACTCGCTCCCTGTTTTGGGGGACTCCGTGATTTTTGCTGTTAAGCACCTGCCATTGACAGTCATACCCCAGCTCATCAAGCGTGGTGATGATGGTAGTAAATGTTCTCCCTTGGTCGTGAGATAGTAGCCCTTTAACGTTCTCAAACACAAAAAGGCGTGGCTGTTTTTCTTTAATAATCCGAGCGAGTTCAAAGAACATCGTCCCTCTTGTATCGCTAAACCCGCCTCTCTTCCCCGCAATACTGAACGATTGACAAGGAAATCCTCCAACCAAGAGGTCAAAATCTGGTAATTCTTTTTCGTTGATTTCTGTGATGTCTCCATAGTTTTTGTGATCCTTAAAGTGTTTTTGATAAGTTTCGGCGGCGTATTTATCAATCTCGGAGAAACCAACACATAATGGTCTCGAGTCAGACTGGTCGTCACGGCGTTTACTAGCTGATCGTTTCGAGGTACTAGCTTTTTCCCTCGCCTGGGACAGTAATCCTTTCCGACCGTCTCCCGGCGTATTCTTTTTGCCTCCTCCGTTCTGACCTCCGTTAGCATGACGTACGATTTCATAAGCTCGCTCAATACCTAGCTCAAAACCTCCGATCCCAGAGAATGTACTAAAGTATCTCATATCTTTATATCCAGTAATTTACAGATTATCGCTTGAGCTCGCATATCTTGATCCTTGAGCTCCCAGCCATATCTCCAGAGAGTGATCAGCTCGATAAGATCAGCCTCGACGAGCATCTTACTATCGTTAGTCTGAGACCGTACCCAAGTGACCGCTGACGGATTGACTCGACCGATAGCATCGAGGATATGCTCGAGAGCATACTGACCGTTACTCGCCATCTCTGGACCGAGCGTATCTTTTAACTTAGTACGGATCTTAAAGTAAATCATTATGCTTTTTTAGATCCAGTCCTCTCGTCCAGCTTGATATCGATGATACCCTCAGTCAGGGTAACGTAATCAGAGATCCGCATTTTTTTCATATCCATATCCATCTCCATCGAGACAAACTTTTGGAGATCTCCAGCCGCATCCTCTTGGACCTTGTACGCCTCGAATACCTCCGGATGATGTTGCTGGAGGATAATCGCCGCCTGGTTATCTTTAGCTCCCAGATAAAACACCTCATCCCATAAGACCTTACGCTTGACGGTAATCTCTTTACCTTCTCGCTCAAACGTCTCCTCCACATGATTAAAGCGATCTTGAGCGGTCCGGAGGATCTCACTCGCTGTCGCCTCAGCGGTCCGTACTTTATCTGTTAACGTGTGCAATTCCTTGATTGTATCTCTTGTTATTTTCATATGACTATATGATATCACACTCAAAACAAAACACACTCCGGAGAGTGTGCATTATTTATCGTCGCCAAACGATCCGATCAATCGCCGCCAAACGATCCGATCAGTTGTCTTACCGAGATATGGATCAAGCACTACCTCGACTCGATCTCCGACGAGGAGTTGTATCCTCGCCCGTTTCATTTTCCCGGCTAGATGAGCTATCGAGATCGGATCCTCCCTCAGTGTCTGGTCCTCCAGCTGGATCTTGTACATCCCCTGGGGCATCTGCTCCAGTATCCTCGCCGTCGGATTGTTCGTCATTTTCCTCATTATCGTAATCCTTATCACTTGTAATCACCGCTCCACTCATAGCCATTTTATAAGGGAGTCGTCCTTTCGCTCGGTTACTAAAGTCAACCGCAAAATCGTCAGCTGTCTCATTAAACCGGAGAGAGATAAAGACATCAGTGTAAAGGACCATAAACCGATTAACGACAGTCGTCTCAGTAAAGACATCTCCCTCGTCAGTCTTAAGAGCTTTCTGTTTTGACTCCTCGACAGTATTGATATGACCTCCGACCACTCCGATCGTTTTGTTTGATCGCATTACTCGGATCATTGCCTCGATATCAGTGTCGGTAGTAATCACATCCTCATCAGTAAGGAGGAGTTTATAATTACTCTTACTCCGAGAGACTAACTCATTAAAGGCTCGTCCCAGTGACGCCTTATAAGCGATATGATGTACGACGATACGATTAACGCCATCAACCTCAGCCCGGAGAGATTTGTAATACGATCGGTCGATACTTTCAGCTGAGTCAGCGATTGTGATTTTAGCCGTCGGGTATAGATCAAGGACTGACCGGATGACTCGCTCGAGTCCAGGTCGATTATCATAAGTACTGATCAGAAAGTCGATCTCAGAGAGTCGTACTGGATTTGTATCTTTTTTCATAAAAATATAATACCACGATTACCCCATTCGGTTGATG